GGATCATTATGCTTTATTTTCCCTTTAGATAACGTTTGTCTCATTGCAGCTAAAGTACTGTTAATATAGCACCCATTTTCTACACGTGGATATAATATAGGTATAGTATATTTTTCAATTTCTGGAAACATTTTAAGAGCCTTATCATAGAGATCAGTTTTAACAAATTCACTTTTCCTATCAATGGGAACATTAGGAGCAGAACCTACATAACCATCAACATATGGTAAATGGGTAGTTATGCTTTTATGATGTACTGTGTCTTTTAAATCAATATTGAAATCTTTCTTAAATAAATCCTTAATTGAGTCTGCATCATGATTGAATGTAATAGCTGTATTAATCAACTGAGGCCCCACATACTTAATGGGTGTAAATACTCCAGTGCTATCATCAGAGACCATAGAAAACAACAAACCTATAATCCTGTAGTCAATTTTTGATCCACCCCGCTGTGTCAAATATACAGGAGTTCCACTATATCCCAATTGTGATTTATAAGTGGTTTTTACATAGAGTGCTTCATCTAATTTTCCATATTTATCAGAATCTTTAATTGAACATGTATGGCTTATAACTTGTCCTGTAATATTATCTTCTCCATTTATGCTGTACACATCACCAGGCATAAATATGTAATCGTATATAATGCGCATAGATCTTCTTTGGCATATATAGGTAAAAGATACAACATCACTCAGATATTTTGTAAATATCTTGGGATCATATGATATGGTCATATAAGTTACTCCTGTATGTGGAAATCTCAAGTACATCTTTTCTCCTTCTTTTACGTCAACAAATGGATGATAATTAGTAAAAATCTTTCCTTCAGCAAAGACACCCTTAAATCTGGTATTTCCTATTGAACAATCAATGATATTATTCAATGTAAATTTTGGGATAGTGCCAGGAGACGGAGTAGTTACATTCTGGTGAATGGTAGCGTTCCAGGAATTAACCATACCATTTAGTGGACCTACATAATCACTTTTTGCAACAGCAATCTTATCATTTTCTTGTATATCTAATTCACTAGGTTTTTCTCCCAAAGATGTATGAGTTAATTTTTCAACACTAGTATAGTATTCATAAAGTTCTCCTAACTTACTAATGACAAGATAAACAGTACCTAAAGAAACTGATATTTTAAGAAAGAAACTAATTTTATTAATTGTTATATCAGTTAATCCTTTTCTCCAAGAATCAATGGTTACAACTGGCTGAGATAAACCAGACGCTGGAATAAGATCTACCCAATTAAAACCCAACATATAATAATGAACAGCCAAAACTCTAAAAGTATCAAATCTAGCATATATATTGAATGCCAGATGGGCAATAAAACTTAGAGGTATCGATGCATGGATAAGCATAAACATACATAAACGACGAGGATTAAAGTTTTTATGGCAAATGTACATTTCTACAAATTCTTGGATAAAAGGTGTGCAAGTTTGCATAAAGCTGAATGCAGAGAACCAAGTACCATAATATCCACATATCAAATAAAAACTTGTTACAAAAAATTGTTCCAATATTGTATAAGGTATAATATGAAGAGCTTCAACGGTCCTGAAATTTATCAATAAGGCAAGATCATCATTGTTCATTATCTCATCAAATGCTGCTGCACTCATTGTGATAGTGTCCACTTCTTCTACATCAAGTATATTCTGCTCAATTTCCATATATTCGGCAGGACTATCTACACTCATGTGATCATCAAAATCCAAATCCATATTATCAAAGGCTGCAACTATTTCATCTGCATCATCATCCAAATGTATTAAAGCTGGAGGTTCATCCTGTTTTTCCTCTTCATCATCATCATCGTCTCCACCAGGTTCTTGAATACATGATGTCAAAACAACACCTAAACCAATTGTTGGACGTTCAATCTTTGCTTGTTTCTTTCTTTTTGTTGCTGATATATTAGCTATATACATTCCATCGTCACTACTACTATCACTATCTTCTTCATCTTCTCCTTCACTCAGAAGCTCAATGACAGGAGGTAACATATCTTTAGGCAATTCTCGTCGTTTTACTTGTGTGTTGCAAATACACCAATCTCTTCGATATCTGCAATCCCTACACATACGAGTCATAGCAGTCATGTGATCTACATATCCATCTCTCTCACGAACAAATTTTTTAGCCTCACTTGCAACAAATCTCAGAATGTTATTTAAGCCTTGAACTTTCGTATCAACATAAGCACCCTTAATCACATCATACATCTTCATCGTGGCAATGACATGAGGATTAGTGACAAATACTTTATCTTGGAAGTGGATTAACACCTGCATTCTTCTCTGAAATGCACCCATATCTCTGATATAGGTTTCGGCTCCACATGATAAAAGATTTGAAGTTACTATAGATAATTTATTGTTGATGAATTGATTTTTCTTCTCAGAAATTTCAGCTTTGGGTATCTCGACAGTTTTAGTTCCATTAAAATCCATGAAAGTCTGAAACATTGGACTTACTTGCTCAGCTTGATTAGACATAATGCCAACATCATCAAATAATAAAACCTCTGAAAATGGTGTAATGTTACTCAAAAAACGGAAAGTAGTTGGAATATTATCAGGAGCAGGTGGCAACCAAATTTCTTCATCGCCCTCCATATGTCTTCTCAATGTAAGATTTAAAGGTTCAACTAAAGCACTAATCACATTACTTACCATAGTGGTTTTCCCAATACCAGGAGGTCCCACAATACCTACACAAAAAGGTTGTTTTCTTTCCTTGAGATTAGATAACCCTGAATCAATAGCCATTTCTGCTCTCAATATGTCAGAACAAAGGGGTATATGAGTTGTAGCAATTTTAGTAGACTTCTCTAAAACAAAAGATCTAAATTGGGGGAAAAACTTCTTACAAGTAAGCATAGTAGTATAATCATCCATATAATAATCAGCAATGATTGGATCCCATATAGCTAAACATTCATGGAGCTTTCTGTAATCCTTCTCATTTACAAACTTAATTATCTTCATTAAAGTGGTCAATTTTGT